TTCTGATCCCACAATAACAACGTCAACAGTTTCTAGATCTTCATTAGGCTCAGAAAGAGAGTCTATTGACTCTATACGATTTAATGCTCCGAGAGTTTTCTCAACGCAAGATCGTGCAGTAACATCGGAAGACTATAAGTCATTGATAAAAAATAAATTTCCTACAATTGAGACGTTGAATGTTATTGGTGGTGAAAAATTAAATCCACCAAGATTCGGAAAAGTCGTAGTTATTCCAAAACCATTTGATGCAAAAATTGCAAGCCAGTCTTTGAAGGATGCAATTGTAGATTTCTTAAAAGATAAAGCATCTGTTAGCACAGAAGTAATTACTGCTGATCCTAGATTTATTGTTTTGGACATTCAAAGCTCTGTTAGGTTTAATTCGACGCAGACGACTAGAGGAGAAGAAGATTTACGTTCTTCTGTTATTAATAGTATTATTCAATATGGAACTAATAATCTTTCCGAATTTGATAAAGACTTCAGATACAGCAAACTTTTAACTACTATTGATTCTACCGATGAAAGTATACTCTCAAACAATACTAAAATAAGAATGATTAAAGAGATTGCGCCGTTTATACAAATAAGCAATGATTTTGTTTTGGATTATGATAACGAAATAGAAAAAGGTTCCTTTATTTCATCTCTTTTCATTAAAACTATTAATGGTGTAAATTTTGAAGCATCTTTAGAGGATTTTAATGGATTAGTTAGAATGGTTTCTTCCTCTAGAGGAGCCAAGGAAGTTCTTGATTTTAATGCCGGAACTATAGAATACCAAAACGGTATCGTAACTCTTTCTGAGTTTAAATTAGATGGATATTTTTCCAGAGGAAGAGTTTCTTTTGGTGATAGAGTCCAGTTGTATGCTAAGAATGTTAACCCTGATATTATTGTCGATCAAGATCAGATAATTCTTATTCAATCATTAAATATTAATGTAACAATAAATGGGCAGACTACGAATGACTGATCGCTTCACAAAAAGTGAAAAATCCACAGATCATTTTTTGAAATCACAATTCCCAGATTACTTTCTCGATGAAGGTGAGGGGATTGTAAATTTTGTAGATACTTATTACAAGCATTTTTCTGCTAACACTGGCGGAAAAATCAGAGATCTACAGTATCAAGGTGACATCGATACTACATCAGACAAAAATTTAATACGTTTTAATAACAAATATACTTTTGGATCTGGCAGATTTATTAAAGAACTTCCTGCTGTAATCACTGGTGATCTAAGATTTATAATTAAACATATTAAAGATCTTTATAGATCTAAGGGTACGGAAAGAGGTATTAAGTTATTTTTCCGTTTATCATTTAATGATTCGCCTGATATTTTTATACCCGGAAGATTTCTTTTTAAACCATCAGACTCTAAGTTTAACAGACCTGATATAGTTGAGATCTTTTTAGGTGAAGGAAATAGTTTTAAAAATGTTACGGATTTGATTGGAACGGAGGTGATTGGGTCTGTTACTGGTGCGTCTGCTATTGTAAAAAATGTTTTCCGAAAAAACTTAAATGATAAAACATTTTTGTATGTTGAGCTTGATAACGTTCAGGGTACTTTCAAGACCGGAGATAAAATCACTAATAGATCATCCACACCTTTACAAAAAGTTTTAGCACCTAAAGTTATTGGTCCTATAGACAACGTGGTTGTGGATAATGGATCGTCTAACATCCCATTGGGTACAGTTTTCAATGCCATTCCAAGAAAAAGCGGAAGCGAATTAAAGGTATCTGTAACAGATGTAGAAAGAATTTTAGGAACATTTAACCTTAGAGGGGTTGATGGCTACGGTTACTCAGAAAAGTCAAACATTATCGTAACAAGAGCGTCTGGTGAATCGAGTCAAATTGATAGGGGTAAATTTACAGTAGTCTTAAATGGATCTTATTCGTCGCATGACGTGAATGGTGATTTGATTAAAGTTTTTGGTGGCCAAACAATCGGAACTGCCAATATCAACGGATTTCAATTTGATAGTGCAAATTCATTAAATTCATACAACCAAACACATATTGGAGAAGTACTTTCTAACGAAACAAGAATTTATGGAAATATTCTTAGAATTGCTGTCAACGAAGATCCAAGAAACTACAACGGCGTAACAAAACCTTTTGTTGCTATAAAGGATATTAGCTTTTCCGCTAATCAAAGTGGAAATGTATCTATTTCAAACACACTGCTTGTGGCAACTGATCAAATTTTTAGCAATGGTCTAATTGCTATAGCAAATACTTTTAGTGGTAACGTTTCAATATTTACAGCGAACAATAAAGTTATAGGAACTGGAACTAATTTTACTGAAGATTTCAGAGCACACGATGTTTTAAAAGTAATAAATGATAACGGTCTTCCGACATATCATAATATCGATTCTATTTCCAACACAACTTTTATGACTCTTGGCCAAGACTCGCCTTACTCTTTTTTGAACAATGATTATTCAAAAGGTTTTGTTAACTATATCAAATTAATTGATAGTGATGGCGTTTCAGCGGTAAGAGTTGTAAATAACTTTGTTAATAGTACAGCGGTTTATCTGGATGACAAAATTTTAGGTGGGGAGTTAAATTTAGACAATCCCTCTTACACAATAAGAATTGGCTACAACACTTCTAATATTAACTTTAGTGAATTAAATGATGCTTTGAAATCTAGAGTTAGAGATGGTTTGACTTTTACTGATGTTCTATCTGGGACAGACGCTGATTTTGATTATTCTATTACTTCAGCAGAAGGTGCAGTTTCTGCTGTAAATATTTTAAATGCAGGATTTGGATATAGACCGGGTGAGGAAATTGAACTTAAGTCTAACGATCTAACACCAAAAATCAATATAATTGATACAGGTGGAACTGGAACAGGCGCATCTGCGTTTCCTGTTTTAAGTTCAGATGGAAAAATTACTGATGTTGTTGTTAACAGGGGCGGATCTAATTATTCTTCTCCATCTATAACTGTTGTCGGTGGAACGGGAACTGGTGCAATTCTTACGCCAACTAATATTTCTGGGGTTATTACGACAATATCCGTATCAAATACGGGGCAAGATTATTTTAGTTCTAAAAACATAAATATTAAAGTTGAAAAAGGTGGACAATCAATATTAGAAGGAAGACACACTTCTATCAATTCAGAACTTAATCAAAAAATAAAAATCCAAGACAGCGATTATTGGCAAGAATACTCTTATGAAATAGAATCAACAATTAATAGTGAAAAATACGAAGATGTATTGGATAATCTTGTTCACATGTCTGGTAGAAAATTTTTCACTAAAAATGTTATAAAAGATGAAGCAGACACCAAAGTCGGAATTTTAGAGGAGAGTGTCACATCTAGTGGCGTATAGAACTTATGGGACAAACAACTAGATCTTTAGCACACAGTCTTGGAATGATCACAGAACTTTCGACTTACACACAAAATGTTTATATTTTTGTTTCGAAAAGTCATGATAACGATGATGAAAACATTAAAGAGATAGCTAATTCTGAAAATTATTATACTTCTATACACAATCCTATAAGAGAAATGGTATTTGGTAAAAAGATTTTACCTTCAGACGTTTCGCCTGTAGTAAAAAGATACAATTGGTCATCAAACACAGTCTATCAAGCTTATTACAATAAATCTAACACCCTTTTCACTGTTAGTGATGGCGACATAGAAAAATCATTTTTTGTATATACTTCTTCCGGAAATGTCTACAAATGTATTGACAATAACACCTCTGGTGCTTCAACAATAGAACCTTCTCACGTTGATCTTACCCCTAGAGAAGAATCTGACGGATATGTTTGGAAGTATATGTACTCTGTTCCTACGGGGTCAAAATTTATCACGTCGGAATTTGTTCCTGTAGTAGCCAATGTTGAGGTTGGTGTCGCTTCTACTCAGGGTATTGATAGAATATTTTTAAGATCGGGCGGAAACAATTACGTTGAGTCGGTAAATGGAGTTGTACAGTCTACTATTTCTGCATCCCAATTTTCTATAGAAAACAAAACACTATCATTTTCTAATGGTCTTGTTTTTGTTCCAGAAAACAATTTTTTCAATAATACTTCTATTTTGTTGTTTGAACCGGGCGCTAAAGCAAACGGAAGTTTGTTTACTGTTAATACTTACTCATCTGCCACTCAATTGGTTACTATTGATGGGCCGCACACTTTCTCTGGATCAACTAATTACGAAATTTCTCCAAGAGTTAGAATCTTTGGAGACGGAGCAAATGCTACTGCAATCGCAACAGTCGATTCGTCTACCAAAACAATCACTAACATAGAGTTAAAAAATTCTGGAGATTCTTATTCTTTTGCGAATGTTTTGATTGATGCTAACACTGGATCAGGTTGTTCAGCAGAAGCTGTGATTGCTCCAAGAAAGGGGCATGGTCACGATCCACATGAGGAGTTGGGTGCTGACTCTATTATGTATGCAATAACTGTAGAGGGAAATGAAAGTGGTTCAATCACTGCAAATTTGCAGAATGGATTTAGAACTGTTGGTATTTTATCAAACCCTTCACCAGCTAATGTTGCATTCACTGGGACAGTAAGCACAACGTTCGGACAAAATATTATAACTGGATCTGGTACAGAATTTTCTAGTGTGTTCAACAGTCCCTCTCTTGGTTCTGTAACCGGAGCCACGTTAAGTGCCGTTAACACTGCTATATTGTCAAACACTTCTGCTTCAAATACGGATCAGGCTTCTGTTGTTGTTGATCTGTTCAACGAATTTAACAAACAAATCACAAATCAACAAGTTTTAACAGATAGTATCGTTGTTGAAGGTAAAGATTTTGATGAAAATTATGAGATTCTGAATATATCATCTAACACTATAATGTATTCGAGAAATCCATTTGCAGCATCTCACACAAATGTTCCTTTTAGAAAAGTTTATAAAGCCAATACGTTTAATAACGTGATTAGACTCACGGTTGATCAAGCAAATCTTTTCAGCAACGGCGAAGTAATCACTTCTCTTGACAAAGAATATTTTGGTACTTTGGTAAACCAGTCATCTAACACATTAGTAATTACTGGAACTAAGTTTCCATCAAACATTACCGTAAAGGGCAATGTTTCAGAAAACACTGCTAATGTCTTAGTTTCTCAAGTCTCAAATTCTTATGTTGATGGTTTGTATGGTCATTTGTTGTATATAAATAACATATTGAAGGTATCAAAAACAGATACTAGCAACGTAGAATTCAAAATTGTAGTTAAGGTTTAAGATGTCTGATATCAAAACAAATCTCAATAATGCTCCTTATTTTGATGATTACCTAGAAAATAAAAAGTTTTACAAAATTCTTTTTAAGCCTAGTACTGCAGTTCAGGCTAGAGAATTGTTGCAACTTCAAACAATTCTACAAAAACAGATCAATAGATTTGGATCTCATGTTTTTAAAGATGGTTCTATCGTTGATGGCGTAAACCCTCAAGTTGTTACAAATGCAAATGTTCTTCGGCTAAAAAACTCATATGCAAACAACAATGTTGTTGATATTGAAAAAATAATCGCATACACAAACAATTTGATAGTGACCTCTCAATCTAGTGATGTTGAGGCAGTTATTCATTTTGGTCAGGAAGGGTCTCAAGCAGACACACCTAATACTAAAAGATTGTATATCACTTATACGCAAACTGACGACACAAACACAAAAACTTCTGTCGGCAATGTTTCTGTTGTGACGAATTCAAATACAGTAACTGGAACAGGTACATCCTTCAACAGTTATGCTGTTGGTGATTACTTTACTCTTTTTGAGACAGAAAACAAAAGAAGAGAAACATTTCAGGCAAAAATTAATAATATTGCAAACAATACCAGCATGAAGCTGAATGCTAAAGTTTCTTTTAGCAACAATAGCATTTCTTCAAACAACTTCACTATTCATTCTAACTTGACAAAGTTTGGTGTTCTTGGAACTGAGAACAGTCCTGAAATCTTAGATATTATTGAAAGAACTGTCAGAAACTCTCAGTCTAATACTGTTAATACATCAATCACGTCTAATACGTTTTTGTATGATGGATTTACGGTAGCTAATACACAGACTCTTTCGGTCTTCATGAACGACGAAGAGATGACCAATCCTATTGACTTTTCGGCCAACACAACAGCAGTTAAGTTTAAATTCGATCTTTCAGACAGCGACACTGTACAGATTTTAGAAGTAGAAAATGTTAAGAAGTTTGAGGGTCTGCAAACTTACAAAACAATAAGTGTATTATCCTCTGAAGAATGTACTTTAGCGAGAAATTATGAAGGAACGGTTTTCCATAAGGGTCAATTCTTAAATATCGATCCGGGATTTGTTGTAGTTGCTGACAATATCGCTGACGCTAACAATTCTATTGTTGCAATAGACTCTAACGAAAATGTTGTTACTTTTAAATCAGATACATCTTTGTTAGATAACGCTGCTGGATTTAACAATGAAGTTTCTCCGGGTGCTGATAGGCTTAAAATTGATCCCTTAATGGTTTCCGCAAACACCTCAAACCTAATAAACAAAGAAGCTGTTTCGGTTTTAATTAACTTTGGTGATGAAGGCGATGTTTTAACGGAGAATAGGAATCCAGATTATAATATTTTAGGTCAAGAGCTTGCAGAAAGAAAGAATGATACCTCTGGAAGTTTTACGATTAAAAGATTTGTAACAACAGCAGAAGCTGATGCATCAAATAATGAGTTAGTTAATATTATTATTGATCCCGGTCTTGGATATGTTGACGGTTTTAAAATTGAAACACTTTCTCCTATCAAAGAGATTACGGAAAGAGGTATCAACACTCTTCAGCGTGAAGATTTTGAAATAAATATTAATTATGGTAATTATGTTCGAGTAAAAGAATTCAATGGTAGTTTTGCACCTTATGACAGAGTTACATTTGTTACTAACGGTTCAGATTATGGTTACTTCCCGGCATCTAACGTATCTTTCCTTACAAGTTTAACAAGTTTAACTCCCGGTTCTTCGACAAACGTAGGTAAGGCTTTTGTTAAATCTGTCGAATTGGAGTCGGGTACACCCGGTGCGTCCGATGCAGTTTACAGAATTCATCTTTTTGGCGTTAATCAAACGTCTAACGGATCTATAACATCAGCAAGATCTATTGTCACGAATGACACAGTAAAGGGTGGCGCTGACATCATTCTTGATAGCTCTAATAACGCTTTCATTGCAGATATTGAAGTTCTTCCGTTCGACAGCTTTGGCGAAACTGCAGTTAGATCTTACACAGATTCAACAAATACTTACGATAACAATTTTACAGTTAGAAAATTTGCCTCGGTTTCCGATACATTAAATGCCAATGGTTTCTTGGTTGTCGATTTGGATGACGAAACCGATTTATCTGGTAACAATTCTATCGGGTCTTACACTACAGCAGAAGTAAATGATCTTATTTTAACTAATGTTGGAAGTGAAATTTCGTGTGATTCTCTAGGGACTACAACTGCAGTCGGCAACACTATCACACTGTCCTCTGGATTTAGTGATAAAATTCATGTTGGTGACATAGTTCAAATTGATTCGGGCAACAAGACAATTGTTACGAAAATAAATTCAACTACTGAAATTCAGACTAAAGATGTAAACACTGATACAACTGGAACGCTGAAGAAAGTTATTCCTGTCGGAAAAACTATCCCTGTTGACTCTGCGATGGTTTCTACTAGCCAAGTTGACAATACTTTAGTTATCAATATTCCTATACTTAATAGCGGTAACTGGTCTGGTTCGACAACTATCAGAGCGACATACGATTTTAGCGGTAGAAACTATAAGCCTTTTTCCAAAGACATTAAGAAAAATGTTTACAGAAGAATTAATACTTCAAACAACTCTGCTAACTCTATCGGTCCTTGGGATCTGGGTGTAGTAGACGTTCACAAAGTTACTGGTGTTTGGGTGTTGTCAAATAAAAATAATGGCAATGCAAACGATACTTTCACAACTGCAGATCTCACTACAGCTTCTAATAAAATCAATGGAGGCTTCTTTGAGTTTGATTCCGGCCAGAGGGATCATTTCTACGACTATGCGAGTTTGCATCTGTCACATAAAGGAAGAATTAAAAACTTTGTATCATCTAACAGCACTATTGTTGTTAAAATGGATGCATTTTCTTTGGATAATAATGACGGTGAAGGATATTTTACTGTTGATTCATATCCCACAACTACACTTGCAACGGCAAACAATACCACTATTAAGTTTGAAGAGATTCCTACGTATATTTCGACTACTGGAAGCAAGATTAATCTCAGAAATTTTGTGGACCACAGACCTCGCCTGAATAACAAAGATAACTCTAATCTGATTAGTGGCGTTGCTAACACCTCTTCTGTAGATGTTAGTAACAATGTTGATAAG